TTTATTGCGAGATGTGGCTAAGAGTCATTTCCTCCCGCTGTCGTTTTTTTAAATCAACAATAGTTTGTGAATAATATTCAACAACATCGTGTTCTCCTCGTTCCTTTGCTTGTTTTTTATATTGTTTGTACATTTTTATAAGGTCTTCAATCATTATATTCATTAAAGAGATAAATAATTAAAATTTAATAGAAATAAGTGAAAATAATTCAATAATTTGCTGTTCATGAATTAAAAAAGCGTCGTCCATATTCTTTTTAAATTTATCTAATGATTTCCTTTGGTTACGAAAAAATCTTTTAATTGGTGGCGCCAAATTTTTTATTTTCTCCAGCATTTCTTTGTTAGCTAAATCAAATCCTTCATTTGACATGATTAATTTAAAAAATCTAACAGCTAATAAAAGATTATCAATATTTGTGGCTACTTTATGTAGGAACAAAACTGGTTTTCCGTCTCTAACCTCAAAATGAAAATCGGGTTTAGCACATATACCTGATTTTAAAGAAACCAAGACTGCGCATTTTATATCATTATTGTTATCAACATCTCTATAAAATTTTTCAACTTCCGGCTTTAAAACATTTTTTTTATAATTTTTGCATTCAATCATCATTACAAAATCATTATCTGTCAAAATAAAATCTCCCCTACCTGATTGTTTTCTACAATCTTCTATTTCTGCACTAGGAAATGCTTTATTTAATTCACAAAAAGTATAATTTTCACCATCTTGCCCCAAAATAGTAGAATTTTGTGTATGAACAAATGTTGATTCATATTTAGACCTGGCTTTTACAAGTAAAATATCATATTCTTGTCTAATTTTATTCTCACGTTCTAACCAATAATCACGCATTCTATCTTTTTCCTTATATAATAATCTTTCCAATCGCTCCTTTTCCTCACGGAAAATTTTTATAGATTCTGTTATTTTAATTTCAGTATCCCTTTCATTATTAGCTATTTTTTTTTCATGTTCATCTCTTTCATTTCTTAGCAATTCTTCAATTTTTTCATTATCCCAAGATATTTGTTTTTTCTTTAACCAACTAAACATTATAATACCTAAATTAATAATACTTTTTTTATCATTTATATCATAATTAGTTTTAAAATTTAATGTTTCTTCATTTTTAGGTAAAGATATAATAATGTTATCATCCATAAAAATAAAAAATAAATGTTTTTAAGTCAATTCACCAATTAGCACAAATTTCTTCCCAACGTTCATTACATTCAACACATAATTCTACATAATCTACACCCCCAAAATTATTTCTCTTTATAAGTTCTATTATTGGAAACGTCATTCCACAACTATTACAATAATTTATTAAAATTTCTTTTTCTTCCAAATTGATTTGTGTTTTCGTACAATAAGAACCCATTTATGTTATATTTGTATAATCTTTTTAAATTATTAATATATGTCGTCAACTAATATATTTGAAGGTTTTAAGGGAAAAGATAAAATAGATTTGATACTTGAACCAATGCAGGTGATGGTGCAGTTAGCTATTTTATCTTTCTTGCCTATTGGAACAAAAATAAGTATTTATAATAATATTGTAAAATTACAACCTCCAACAAATACACAAGGATTTCATAGATGGTATAATAATGATTCAAAAGACGATTTATATTATCTTTTTAAAGCAGTTCTAAGATATCATAGACTTTATAAAAAACAAAATAGAGAAATTTTTGACCAAATACTTGTTTTTGCTGAAAATGGAATAGACCAATTAACAAAAACATATTCAAAATGTAATAAAAATTCAATTCTTCATACTTTGGGTTTATATAAATCATTATTAAAAAGCGATACAACAAAATTGTTTAATCATGAAAATGAAGATATTGTCAATGGAATAACAGAAATATATAGTGTGAGACAAATAAAAATTATTTATAATTTATTAACCTTAATTTCGGATGAAAGAAATGAAACTTTTAGAGAAGAATATATAAAATCTTTACAAATTTTTTATAATCCAATAAATCATCAAATAAAAAATTGGATACAGGAAAAAATAACATCTTAATCGGTTTAATACACGGATTATAAATATTCATTTATTTTAATGAATATTTATATATGTTTGGAGACAATTTTAAAATGTCCAAATATTATAGAAAAAATTAAAGACTATTATAACAGTGGTAATAATATAACAATAGCGTGTACTAAACAATTCAAAAATAAAACAAAGTTAGAAGAGATTAAAAAAATATTATTACCATTAAAAAATCATTATCATACTCTAAGTTTCTTAAAAGCCGAATATGATTTAATTATTGATTCAAAATCGGTAATCATTTCATTCTAAGTCTTCTTCTTTCTGACGGATCATCCGGCATATTCTCCCAATCAAGAATTGTTTCTTTTTCTTCTTCTTTAACTTCTTTAACTTCTTTACCAAGTTTTAAAAGGAGTTCATTAAATGTTAATGCCGGATTTGATTTCAAAACATTTTTAATTTCTTCTAATTTTTCTTCTTCAAAATCATCAAAAGAATCAACTTCTCCGTATATCTGTATATAAATTTGAAATTCTGGCTTAAATTCTACAGCACTTGTTTTAAATTGCAATGTTGTATCTTTTACATTACCATATATAATCTCATACAATTTTTCATTTTCATTGGTAATTTCAAGTGCCGATTTAATAGAATCAATAACTTTTATAAAAATTTCTGTATCCGCATATAATAATGCAAAGTTATTTAATTTTTTCAATAAATAGTCAAAGTTAAAAGCATTTAATTTAATAATATCAAATTTTTTACGAATTAGGGGGGTCATAAAATTCACATCAATAAATTGTTTTATTTCTTGATATTCTTTCGCGTTACGGTCCAAACTACTTACATTATTTCCACCACCACAATTATAATTAATACCATTTAATGATAACCCACTAGAACGTGCATTACCACCAAATAAAGATATCCCAGATCTTCTAGCAAACATTATATATATAATTTACCCTTTATTTTTCCACAGAATGTCCTCCTAAATCAACCTTCGGTCTATCATTTTAATACCCGCCCCCCCTTAGAAACAAAACTAAAACCGGGTTTAGGTTTAGGTTTAGGTTTAGGTTTGGCTAATTTTTTTTTAAAATTAAAATCCCCCGATAATGTTTTTTCTACTCCAGTTTTTTTTTTACAAGCAAAACATCTAGCCATTATAATTTATATCTTTTTTTTTATTTTCCTTGGAAAAACATATTGTGTTTTGTTCTATTTAAAACGACCGGTGGCTTATAATTTGGAATTAATCTAAACCCATATGTTTTATCTCTTGCCCATTGCTTTTGTCTAAATTTTGGATCTGGAGGAATCAATACCGTTTTCTTACCCATTTGGCTCATAGAAAATTGTAAAGAACGATTTGGTTGCATGTGAGCAGGAAATGTTCCCGCCTTAGTACCAAACTTACTTTTATGAGGTCTTTCATTATGTTTATGACCATATTTAATAAATCTATTTTTTGTAGGAAACCAATGAACGTGAGGTTTATTTGGATTAATATTATGAATTTCCGGGTCTTCTCCGTGTTTAATTATTTTATTGCAAAATTCAGTCTTTTTAAGTGTTATAGGAAATTTTAATATATGTTCTGTTTTTAGCTTTGGTTCAACAGTTCCTCTTAAATTTAATAGACCTTTATCAAGGCGGCATTTATTTATATGAACAATATCTATTTGTTCAAGAGGACCATTTTTCTTTATTTTTGCACCCATAAACATATCTTGGTCATATAAACAAGATTTTCCCATATCCAAAACAGAATATCTTGCTTCTGAAATATTATTGACTAATTTTCCGCAATCATTATTTTCACACGTATTTTGGTAAGTATTTTCACAAAATGGTTGTGTTAAATGAAACCCTTTAGCCAAATCAAGGTATTCCCGGTGACCCCTTATACATTTAAGTGTGGGCGCACATTTTAAATCAAACATAACGTCTTTTTTTAACTCTGCGCGCCTTTCTTCTTCCAAAATTTTATCCCAATTTTCAACATCTTCAAAATATTCTTGTTGATATTCTAATCTCTCTTTTTTTTTAATAACCTTTTTTCCTAATGAAATATAACATTTTTCACATATAATCCATTTGCAATATTTAAAATTTGGACATGAAAATGCTTTGTCTGTGCGACCAAATTCTTTACCATTACCACTTTCACAATAAGTATCGGGTGGGGACCAACAATCACAAGTCCATTTTTGTGGGGGTGGATTCATAACCATAAGACTATTAGAGCATTTTTTACAAATTTGTTCGTTAGTATAAACATTTTCTTCATATTTCTTAGTAGTTTCAATATGTTGTACGTAATCTTTTGAATCATTTGTATAAAAAAGGTCATTGAATTCGGTGGGATAAGGAACCGGGGGCGCAGGAAAATGTGGTTCTTCGGGATATTTAGCTTTTTCATACCGACGTGATTTCCTTACATTACCCTTTACAATATAATCTCTCGTTTTAAAATTTCTCCACGGCATCATTTTTATAAATGCTATCTTAGAAATAGCTTTTTTCTTCTGTAAATATTCACCCGATGTTGTTGTACTTCTATTTGAGAAGGGATTATTCATATATAATATAATTATTATATTATATGCAAAATAAATTTAGTACAGGAACTTCAGGTGTTATTAACCCCTTAGACCGAGTTATTATTAAAAAAATTATACATATGAATACTAAATTTCGCGATAATTATTATACAACCCCTTCAAGTAACTTTAAATATAATTTTCCAATACCGATTAATAATGTATTATCAATGAGATTAAGATCCATTGATATACCCAATACTTGGTATACCTTCTCTAGCCGTTATGGAAATAACAGATTTATAATTGAAACAGAAATGGGAAGGCGAGCATTATGTAAGACTTCTATTTTTGAAATAATTATACCAGATGGAAATTATGATGCAATACAGCTTTCAAATTATATAAATAATACATATTTATATCAATCGGGAGTTCAAAATGAACTGAACTATTTAAAAATAAGTGTTTCCGAAACAAGCCTTAAGACAAAATTTGAAATAATGGGAAAACCACCTGTTAAATTTAAATATACATTGAAATTTATGTTACCAGAAGTTAAAACCATTATGTATGGAATGGGATGGTTATTGGGCTTTAGATTGGGTGAATATAAAAATTTGGATAGAGAAATTGAATCTGAAGGACTTTTTGATGCAGGAGGAGACAGATATCTTTATATTAGCATTGATGATTATAATAAAAGTCGTAATGATAATAACATAATTTTTCTTGATAATACCTTCTTGGATAAAGATATTATTGGAAAAATGTATTTACACGATGGGAAATTTCATATTAATATTGAAGATAATGATTCTGATTCTAATCTTAAAAAAAGAGACTTTATGGGACCAGTTAATATTAATAGAATATATCTACAATTACTTGACCAATACGGCAATAAAATATTTCTTAACAATATGGATTGGTCATTTTCTTTGGAATTTGAAATATTATACGAAAAATATCAAAAAAATTATACCAGATAATTAATATGAATGAACTATTTCAAGGAAAATTAAATAATATAGACCGAACTTACGCCGACAAAATTGTTCATATAAACACAAAATATAGAGATAATTACTATAAAACAACCGCTTCCAACTTTTCTTATACATTCCCCATACCAATTAAAAATGCAATATCTATGAGAATACAGTCTATGGATATACCCAATTCTTGGTATAATATTTCAAAATATACTGGAAATAATACTTTTAAAATTAAAGTTCATAAAAGATGGATAATAGGCAAAAAAACTTATAGATTAAGCACAGATGAAGAAGATGAACTAACTAAAGAAAAAATATTTGAAATAATTATTCCCGATGGAACATGGTCACCATTTCTGCTAACTGAATATTTAAATAATACTTATTTTTATCAAACTAGTGAAAAAAAAAATGAGATGAGTTATTTAAAAATAAGTATCAGCTCTACGGTATTTATTACACGTTTTGAATTAATACCAGGAACACCCAAGGATTATAAATATGATTTAATTTTTTTGAGTGAAAATAAAACACGCTCATTAACCAGTGAATTAGGATGGACATTAGGATTTAGAATGGGACAATATAAAAATATACAAAGCGCCATTTTATCAGAAGGGTTATATGATATCGGCATAAATAGATTGATATTTATAAGTATCCGCGACTTTAACCATAATAGCACAGATGACGATTTAATATTTATTGATGACACCTATATTGAAAAGGACGTTTTAGGAAAAATATATACAAATAAAGGCAAATTTCATATTTCAATAACTGATAGAGACGCAAAAGCTAATCTTAAAATTAGACAATTTCACGGACCAGTGAATATAAGAAAAATACATATAACAATATATGACCAATATGGTAATGTAATTAATCTTAATAATATGGATTTCTCATTAGCACTAAAATTTAAGATAAAATATGAAAAATGGGATTTTTAAAATATATTATTATAATAATGGGAATAGTACCACCAATAGACTACCACGCAACAAGGGCTAAAGCGAGAGCCGAGGTTGCAACATTACGAGTTATATTAGATGAAGTTAAACCAACCAAACCAAAAGATACACATCTTATTAATATTGCTAATAAAATGGCATTGACAGCAACAGAATTTAAACAAATGTTTTATGCCAGAGGTGATGACCATTTTTGTATCGCCAATATTTATGAATGTCCTAATAACGCCAATAGCATTCTCGCCAGTGTGTGGGGGAAACGACAAGATAATAATCCATATAATCCTTGCTCTAGAGTTGTCAACTTCAACAAATTAGGAGGCAGACCTAATCAACCCAACGGCGTCGATATGGCTTATGGATATTCTATAGATTTACAAAGAAATTTCTATGCACAATATGAAATTATGGGAAATCTTGAAAGAGACCTATGCGTTAAAAGAAAATCTTGGTCAACCTGTTCAAGACAAAAAATAGAAGACCAACTTTATGGTCTTTCATTTGTACCAGAACAAACCAGTGACTTATGTTTAGAAGTGATTTGTGCAAGAGATTGGAGTGAAGTGGAAAATAGATTAGCAGAATCATGTCTTGCAGAAGGAAAATGCATTAATTATGGAGATATGGTAGACCTTTTTATTAATATTGAAATTGTTAATGCTAATCCTAACACAAAACCAACTACCCTGAGAATGAGATATACAGTACAATTAGTAAGAGGACCAGATGACCTTGGCGATTGGAATGTGAGAGCTAGAGATAGCGCCAAAGGTGTTATGTCTTCAGGAATTAAATTTGATACACCAGAGGGCGGCTATAGACAAGCGGCTAATGCGTCTAATACTAATTATAAGATGCCGCCGCCATCACATCCAAATTATCCACGTACGGCGACTTCTAATCCACCTTATTACCCACCACCGCCGCCATATGCTGCACCCCCGCCACAATATATGCCACCTTACCCACCGGGACCAGGATATCCACCGGGACCAGGATATCCACCTAATGGACCTTATCCTAATAAATAAACTTTTAAAAATAATTTTCAAAAGTTTATATATAGATGTATGATTCAAGTCTTAATTATTATCTTGCCGGATTAGCATCTGCTAGTGCTGCATATAACCAATGTAAATCAACAGAAACAGAATATTATAATAGCGATGATGAAGACGAACCTCTTTGCACTTCGGTACCAAGCGCACCATGTAGCAGTAGTTCTTCTTTATATTTACAAACTCCTTATTACCAACCAAGCTACAATCCAGGCTACCAGCCAAGTCCAGGCTACCAGCCAAGTCCAGGCTACCAGCCAAGCCCAGGCTATCAACCTCCCAAAACTGATGGGGGCGTACATTATCATTACCATATACACTCCAATAAAGAATATAAAAAACCCCATTGCTATCCAGGCAAAAAAAATATTAATATGGTTTATAATTCAGGGCATCAAAAAACACGTTTTGGCTACATACCTTACCCACAAAAATGTGTGAAAACATCATATTATAATAAACCAACCAAGAAATTAAAATATTATTTAGGATATAAAAAACCATGCTCCAATACTTATGTTTATAACAATTACTATCCACCTAAAAAAGATTACTGCGTAAAATCATATGAAGTAACAGAAGAGTGTAAAAAGGAAAAATATGATCAAAAATATACAACTTGCGATTATTTAGATTATAAACCTAAACAGTGTGAGAAAAAAAATGCTATTTATCCATCCTTTCCAACGCCGCCAGCACCCCCTAATTATTCAAAAAATAATTATTGCGCACCTAACTATTCAGCACCTAAAAATGACTATTGCCCACCTCAAAGCAATTATTCTGCACCTAACTATTCCAAACCGCCCGCGTCCAGTTATTATACACCACCCAAAAGCGACTATTGCCCACCTAAAAGCAACTA